CGAAGGATGCGACCACTGAGAACATGGAGATGTTGGGCGGGGAGATGATTATGCCATCACCGATGGATAATCATCAGATGCATCTGCTGCAGCATCAGCGCGCCATACAGGAGATGGGTGACCCGCACCGCACGCTTGAGCTGCATATGATGCAGCACCAGCATATGATGCAGATGCAGATGCAGCAGGCCATGCAGCAGCAACAGGGCGGTAACCCTGGCGCTCCAGGTGGACAGGGACAGCCCGGCTTACCTGGACAGGGCGCGCAAGCGCAAGGCCCACGTCAAGGACCACAACAGCCCAACGGGGCAATTCATCCTGACCAGATGGCGGCGGCAGGCTCGCCTATGATGCCTAGGAGGGCTCAATAATGGTAGCACGCGTGACGCCGCAAATGGTAGTTGGAGGGCAGTATAACGTTACGCTGCCAACCTTGAGCGATGGGCAGGAAGTCCCGTTGCAGACTTACAACGACGGCTCGTTGCGCGTCATTGTAGTTGCGACGCTGCCCGGCACCCTCGTTGATCATTCGTATACAATCACGCTAGGCGGTACGGCGCAACTGCTTATGGCAGCTAACCCGAACCGTAAAGGCTGGCTCATCCAGAACAATTCGGCGGGCACGCTTTGGTTCAACGAGCTTGGCGGCACTGCAACACAGGCGCCACCTTCGCTTTCGCTCGCCGCTGGCGCATTGTACACGTCGCCTACGCCTGGAGCGTCTAGCGCGGCTATCTCGATTATTGGAGCCACTACCGGCCAAGCGTTCACCGCACGGGAGTGGTAAGCTATGCCGATATGTGAACTACCGTCAGCTAAAGAGGCGCGCCTTGACCTTGCGGCGGCGTTTCGACCCTCGTTTGCATTTGGCGAGAGCGCGCTGAAGTCTGCGCTGCTTCTTGCGCCGCAGCTTGCGGTCAAGTCGTAAGTAAGCACGCCGCCCTTCCTCATGGAGGGGCGGCTCTACCAGATGGAGTGATAGTGCATGACAAGGCGTGTAATACTTCCAGGCTCCACCGCTGCGGGCATGCCCGAGATTAGAGCGGCGCTTAACGACGTCAACTCTAACTTCGGTGAGCTGTATGCGTCAGGCGTAGATGCGCCGCAGGGTAGGCTTACGCTCGCGTCTGGCACGCCCATCATGACAACGTCAGTCGCAGCAGCGACCACTATCTACTACACGCCATACACGGGGCAGCTATGCCCTATCTTCGATGGCGCTAACTTCAACATGGTTGACCTTGGCGGGGAGCTGGCTAACGTCACTACAGACGCCACCAAGAACCCGGCGGCAGTTATAGCTAGCAACGCCTACGACCTGTTTGTGTGGAGTGATAACGGTGTGCCTAGACTTGGGCGCGGTCCTGTCTGGACAGGTAACACGCGCAATCTCGCACTGACCAGAGTACGCGGTATTCTGGTTAACAGCGCAGCGATCACTAACGGTCCGGCAGCGTTAGGCGGCACTTACGTTGGGACGGTGTTTGTTAACTCCGCGCTAGGTGTTGATTGGGTGTATGGGACCGCAGCGACGGGTGGCGGAGCCGCGTCGTTGTTCGTGTGGAACATGTATAACCGCAGGCAGATCATTACGCGTGTGACCGACTCACAATCGCCCTATACATATTCGGCGGCTGCTGTCAGACAGGCTGGTGGCTCGGGGACTAATCAGATTATGTATGTCACAGGGCTGGCGGAAGACGCGCCAACGTTCACGTATCAAACCATAGGCACCACAGCGGCGGCAGCGGGTGCGGCGATGCAAACGAGCGTAGGCGATGATAGCACTACTGCGTTTGAGGTACCTGGATCGTATAACTTTGCGCCGACGGCGGCGGCAGTTACAAACGAAATGACTAGTATGTATTACAAGGCCAGCACTGAACCGTTGATTGGTTGGCACTTCGCCGCCCCGCTTGAGAAGGGCGACGGGACCAACGTGTGCACGTATAATGTAGGGTCTAACGCCGAGCTAGCTGGCGCACTGTGGATGTGATTAATGCGTGAGAACAAAGAGCGGGTGTTCGCGTTTACGTACAAGGAAGAGGGCGGGTATTCTAATGACGCCCACGATCCGGGCGGCGCTACTAACTACGGCATTATCCAGACTGAGTATAATGGGTATCGTGCCACTAAGGCGTTAGCGCCGCAGTCTGTGCGGTATATCACTAAGGCGGAAGCTGACGAGATATACACGATGTACTATTGGAATAAAGTACATGGCGACGATTTGCCGGGAGGCATTGACCTCGTAGTGTACGATTACGCAGTTAACAGCGGCGTGTCTCGCGCTGTCAAGTATATGCAGCGGCTGCTCAAGGTGACGGTTGACGGCAAGCTAGGCCCGATTACTTTGGCGGCAGCGCAAGCAGTTGATGCTAAGGACTTCATTATCTCGTTTGATAGTGCACGCCTTAGCTTCTTACAGAGCCTGTCTATCTGGCAGTACTTTGGTAAAGGCTGGGCGGCGCGCGTACGCCGGGCCACTACTACAGCACTACAGTTGATGGGCCATGATCCGGTTGTGTTGGTACAGAAGGAAGCCCCCAAGATGCCAGAAATTCTGTTAGGTATTGTGCGTCATTTGATCACGGGTAGCGGCGCTGTGGCGGCAGCCACTGCTGGGTTCGATATCCATAACCCTGTGTCGTGGTTCGGTGTGATGTCGTTTGCTGGCGGTACGCTGTGGAGCGCTATCGACAAGTCACAGAAGGCCGGTCACCTTGACGCTATGACCGTTCTCACGAACGCTATCATTGAGCTGAACACCCGCTTGGACGCGCAGACTCCTACCAAGGTGGGGTGACACGTGGCGTTCGACCCGACGATTAACCTAGGCCATGTTATAACCATGGTGGGCGTAATGCTCGCTATGGTGTCGGGTTGGTACACCGTAAGGACGCAGTTGGCAGTGTTGACGCTTAGGCTAGACACTGTCGATGACGAGATGCGGCGCATTACTGACCTGCTACAGAAGCAGAATGAGCACAACACAAGACTGTCCGTATTGGAAGAAGCAGTGCGGCACCTACAACGCATTAAGTAGCATACCGATTGGTGGCCGTAAGTCGCCAACAATTTAACCGAGCGCTACACGTGACGTAGCATGTGAGGCAGTATGTCATTACCGGACGAAGAAGACGAATTCGCGCAACTGGAGCTAGATTTAGCCGATGGCGAGCAAGCCGAGCACGAAGAAGAAACAGCTAACGCGGACGAAAGTCAGCAAGGCGAAGACAGCGAAGCAACCGCCGAAGTCGAAGTTTCCGGCAAAGAGGCCGGAGTCCAAGACGCCGGACGGCAGGGACAGCAACTAAGCCGGGGCAGCGCGCGCATACAGCAGCTTGCCAATAGCAAGCGTGAAGCTGAAGAGCGGGCTAAGCGGCTGGAAGAAGAAGTGTCGCAGCTTCGCATCCGGCAGCAAGCCGCTGAGGCGCAGCAGCAACAGCAAGTGTCTGCTACGCAGTACCGGCAGCAACAGGAAGAGTTAGCTTACTGGTGGCAGAACGCTTCACCTGAGCAGCGTGTGCAGTATCAGATGAACCAGATGGCGCAGCAACAGCAGCAGTTTATGCTGCATCAGCAGCGTCAGATGGCGGAGCAGAACGACGTAAACGAATTCAAACGTATGTGTGAAAGCAGTAAAGTTGCTAAGACGTTTGAGCGTGAAGTCGAAAGTGCTGTACAGTCTGCTAGGGCAAGAGGCATTCCTACCACACGCGTTGACGCGTTGAACTGGCTCGTTGGGCAGAAGGTCTTAGCTGGTCAGCAGTCTGGTAAAAGCAACAAGGGCGCAGCGCAATCGCGCGTCGCCAAGCAGACAGTCCCAGCACGGAGTGGCAGGGGGGATACCCCAGGCGGCAGGGCTAAAAGCTCTAGTTCCGTTGCTGATTTCGAAGCGAAATATGGTGATGTCCCTGTCTAACAAGAGTTAGTCGGGACTGATAAGAGGTGCATCATGGCTGTTAATTCAGCATCACAGTTTAGTTCCGACATTGAAAACTATATCCAGAATAAGCTGCTCCCCTTGGCGAGACGGCACCTCGTGGCCTATCGCTTCGGCGACCCGTTGACCCTGCCCGCAGGCCGTGGCACCGGCTATACCGCTGTGCGCTACAACCGTATCCCACTCCCATTCGCGCCATTGTCCGAAGCTGTACCGCCGCCCGGACAGGTTATGACCCTGTCCACCGTGTCTGTCGCCACGCAGCAGTGGGGCGATAAGATCACTATCACTGACGTGGCCGAGCTAACCATCAAGCACCCGCTGTTCCAAACGGGCATTGAGCTGATGGGCCTGCAGATTGGTGAAACGCTGGACCGCAACACCTTCAACACACTGTTGGCTGGAACGCAGGTCAACTACGTCAATAGCCGTGGCGCCCGCGCCTCGCTTGTCGCTGGCGACGTCCTTAACGTCCACGAGATTAACCGCGTCCAGGGCGCGCTGGTCACGCTGGGCGCCCCGCGCTTCATGGGCGATGAGCAGACCAACATCAAGGTGGACGCCAAGGGCGGCGAGCCCAAGGCTGGCGCCAGCCCGCGGGCTCGCCCGCATTGGGTCTGGATCGTGCACCCGCTGGTCGAGATGGACCTGCGCGAGAACAGCACCATTGTCACTGCGTGGCAGTATAGCGATGTCAACAAGCTGTATAACGATGAAGTCGGCGAGTTTGGTGGCGCGCACTTCTGCCGGTCGAACATGGTCCCAACGTTCCTTGGCGTGAACGCGACCAGCGCTGGCGTCACTGCGACGGCGGGCACGTCGGGCAACCTCCCGACCGGCTCCTACAGCGTTATCGTGACGGCCTCGGACACGCAGAACCAATACGAAAGCCGTATCTACACCACGATCACCGGTGTTTCTGTGACCGGCCCGAACGGCTCTATCGCCGTGGTGCTCCCGGCGTTGTCTGGCTTCACCTATAACGTCTATGTCGGCACAACCAACCCGCCGGTTAACCTCGGCGTGTCCGCCGCAGGCCCAACGACCGGCCCGCTGACCGGGCAGGCCGCGCAGCTCAACCCCGGCCAGACCATTATCATCACTGCCGTTGGCGTCTCCCAGGCGGCGCCGGCTAAGCCCGGCGATGGCGTTACGGTCTACCCATCGTTCTGCTTTGGGCGCGGAGCTTACGGGCAGGTAGTGCTTGACAACGTGCGGACTACCTACCTTACCGGGGCGGACAAGTCCGACCCGTTGAACCAGTTGCGCGTGATGGGGTGGAAGGCGTTCTATGCGACTATCCTGCTTAACCAGTTGTTCTTCGCGCGTGTCGAGTCCAGCTCGGCGTTTAGCACAACCTTCGGATAATCGTTAACTGGCTTGCCCTACGGGGCAAGCCACCCTAAGGGGCGCTTATGGCTACAGTCACACTCGGTACGGCAGCGAACAACACGCTGACGGCATTGGCGTTTAGTAAGAGCGCAGCGGCGGCGGACGTCGCGACTATTGCGCAGGCGATTAAGAATGACCAAGTGAACGGCGGGCCTATCTACCCCGACGCGTTCAACCTTGTTAGGCGCGTGTTCGTCCCTAACCGGGGCATTCTTACGCTTCTCCCTGGCGACTACGTCGCGGTTGACCCGGCAACGGGCTGGCCGATTGTCCTATCTGCCGCTGCGGCGGCTGGAGCGAGTTATGTCCACACCTAAGAAAGTCGACATAGTTTCTAACGAAGCTATCATTCCAACGCTGCCCGAACTGTCTGCTAAAGAGCGCGAAGACATCTATGCGGCAGCGCGCAAGAAGGTGCTTGAAGAGCTGAAGCAGCAGAAAGCTGATGAGCTGCAAGCGCAGTACGAGGTAGAAGTTCGGCAGGGGCTAGTCCCTGACGAAGCCATGGAGCCCATCATGATCGACGTGGCGGGCTCCGCATACAAGATAACTCTTGACGGCGTAGAGTACTTCCACGGGCGAACATACCATTTGCCCTTGGTTAAGCGCGCTGCGCTGCTTGAGATTATGTACCGTACTTATGCCCACGAAGACGCCGTTAGAGGCGACGATGAGAATAAGTACCGCAAGGAACGCATGGCTAATGTATCTGGCAAATTTGGTGTGACGAGCCAAGCCGGAATTATGAGGATGTAATGACTATTGCCCCAAACGTGCCTGTTGTTCGCATGACGTACCAAGCGCCTGTCGCTGAAGGCAAGGTGCTGGTGTTCGAAACCTATGTACCACTTGACGAGGAGGTTAAGTTCTACCATGCCGTAGCAGACAAGCTCCGTGCTGTGGCGGATCGGCAGGAAGCAATCGTTAAAGTCGCTATCGTTGAGAAGCAGCTCAAGGCTGAGCGCAGCCACCTTGAAGCGCTCGCGAGCGATGAGCGCAGACTCCGTGACGCTTCGGTGGCGCGGTGGGATGGCTCCGGGCGCAAGGGCGATTATAAGCCGACCGCAGCGGAATCACAGACCATCGGTAATATCGAGTCGTCTACAACTGGACGTAAGCTCAACATCACCATTCTCGAAGACGAGCTGAAGCACTATAAGGCGCTGCTCTAATGGCAATGACTGCGGCACAAATCATAGCGAACGCGTGCAGGATAGCTAAGTGTCCTGGCATGACTATTATTGCTGGGCAACAGCTTAACGCGATCCTAGCTGATTTGTGCCGCACGTATGACTTCGACGTGGCGCGTAAGACATATTACTTCAGCTTCAACTCCAGCGCTGGTAACAACAGCGGCCCATACACACTGCCTGCTGATTGGCTGCGCGGCATTGATCGTTCTATCTTCTACACGATAACCGGGCAGCCATATGTTATGGTGAACATATCGTTGGAAGAGTACGACATGCAGTCGCAGACGCCGGGGTTGTCGGGATATCCCGAAGTCTACACCACAGACTTGTCAGTGAGCCCGCCGGTAATGTTCGTGTGGCAGCCTGCTTCGGGCTCGTATCCAGTGACAGCAAGATACTATAGCCAGATGCCGGATATCGTATCGCCGGAAGCGTCTGCGGTGGCGCCGTGGTTCCCGCACACTGACTACTTGCAGACTGAACTTGCAGCGCGCATGATGGACATTACGGACGACACACGTGCCGACACGTTCAAGCAGCGCGCCAAAGATGCGCTCAACCACTTCTTGAAGATGGAAGGGGATCGCGGCGGGCGGGCGCTGCAAGTTACGCTCGACAGGCGCAGCTTCAAGCGAAACAACAACTTGCCTTCTACTAAGATACAGGGGCCGTTCTAATGGCAATACGCAATGCGGCGCCCGAACGCTTCGTCATTGCTGGATTATCAGACACGTTGGACGGCTCCGACGTGTTTACAGGCGCGTGCTCAAGGCTGCAGAATTTTGTTAAAGACGTGCGCAGCGAAGGCATTTGGGTTCCGCGCCCCGCCGCGCAGCAGCTAACGGCGTTTCCGGGGTTCACAACTCCGGGGTTCATATCTGCGGCGTATATCATTGGCACACGTGTCTATGGGCTGTTGGCCACAGGGCGCGTTCCTGGCTATGACGAGCCATTCTGCTACGACGTTAATTCCAACACGTTTATACCCATCACGGGCGTTACGGCGTTGAACGTCCCCGCGTCCCCCGCCACGTCCGGGCCATGGACCCCTCCAACGATGGCGCTGGTCGGGACTAAGCTTGTCGTCACACATCCCGGTTTCAGCACAGCGGCAGGCAACTATTTTGGCTGGTTCGAGACAAGCGACCCGACGCACTTGTCATGGAGCGCGGGCAACACGACGGGCAATCCGCTGCCTGCTAAGCCGGTTGCTGTGGCGCAGTTCGGGCAGCGCGCGTGGTTCCTTGTCAACCCATCGGTGGGGCAGCCTGGGGCGTACTACACCGACGTACTTACGCTGAGTATAACCGCTGGCACACAGGTATTGACGTTCGGCGATAACATCCCCGTCACTGCCGCGGTAGGGCTGCCGCTCGAAAACCAACTCGGCGGCATCGTGCAGGCGTTGATTGTGTTCAAAGACGCTTCGAACATGTACCAGATTACGGGCGACCCGGCGTTGAGCACCCTCACACTCAACGCTATGAACGTGGCGACAGGAACCAAAGCACCGCGCTCGATTGCCGTTACGTCCAAGGGCGTCATGTTCATGAGCCCCGACGGTATACGCGTGATTGACTTCAGCGCGCGCATATCCGACCCGATTGGCAAGAACGGCGCAGGCGTCAACAATCCGTTTGTCAATGCGCTGTCACCCGCGCGCGTGGCTGCCGCTGCTAATTTGTCAACCTACCGCATCACCGTGCAGGACGGCTCGGCGGCAGGCACGCCGACTTACGAATACTGGTATGACCTAGCGGGCAGCTTCTGGTCCGGCCCGCACACGTTCTTAAGCGACATAGCGTTACCATACGCAGGTACGTTCGTATCAGCACCGCGTAACTTGCCCGGTACGTTGTGGCAGTCCGATGTTGCCAACACTTCACTGTCATCGTTTACTGAGAACGGTGCGCAGCTTTCGTGCCGTATCACAACGTCGTTGCTACCTGATAACAAGGCGATGGCGGAAAGCTGCTTGTCCGAAATGTCGGTAGAGCTTACGCTGCCGACTGCGCCATACAACATGGCGTTTACTGTACTTGACGAGCAAGGGGCAGCTATCGTCCCCGGTATCACGCTTACGTCCACAGGGGCGGCGTCTTACTGGGGAAGTGCAGTATGGGGCACGTCGTTATGGCTAGGCGCGTCGGCTAGCCTCACAGCGACGCTTATACCATGGGCCGACGTGATAGTCTTCAAACGTATGCGCTTGGATATACAAGCAACAGCCTCGGGTAATATGAAAGTGGGGGCGATCAACGGCAGAATTCAAACATTGGGG